CAATATAAATACAATAAATATTGAGATAATCAGCAGGAAACTTAAAAAAGCTCCTCAACGACTGATATGCTATACACCAAATGGTGATGATACAGTCTGACCCTTATTGAGAAATAAGGAACGTATGTTGAAAAATATACGTCTACATTTCGTAGTAACAATCGTGGACATTGATGTTGCTGCCGTTGTTGTTTCTAGCAACGGTACTGGACCAGAATCTAGAGTCTTTGGAGATCGTGTCGTAGTTCCTGAGTTTGAACTTTATGCAAACCCAACAGTAAGAATTGCTGAAGTTAAACGTCGTAGGTTCAATGTAATCGATCGTGCAGTCCAAAAGGCTCGCCAGGAATTGATGGCGCAAGAAGACGCAAACGTCTTCGCAGCTCTTGATGCTGCTGCTGCAGTAGATAATACCGTAACAGACATCACTGACGCTGGCTTGCTTAAAAGAGACCTAGTCGAAATTAAGCAACAAATCGATCGATGGGACCTTGTCACTACAAAATACTTCATGAATATTAATGAATTCACTGATATTCTTAAGTGGGGATCCGGTGGTGGTCAAGGCACTTCTGGTGGAGACTTCGATCCCGTTAACTAAGTAGCGGCATCTTTTATAAGATGAAAAATTTGGCTATATGCTGGAAATTCTCGATATAGTAAATTGTACTAAATAAATAATAAAAGTTCAGATACTGCTTCTAACTTACACTATATTTAGTAATAATCAATTTAATAGAGATGATCAGCAGGAAAAATCTAAAATGAAAAAAATAGATATCCCAAAGGAAAAGTTAATTGAATTGTATGTTGATAAACAATTAACAATGTTTGAAATTTCTGAAATTTATAACGTAGATAGAACAACTATCTCGAATAAATTAAAAGAATACAGCATTAATAACAATCCAACTGTTAGAAAATATAAAATATTAAAAGCAACCCCGTTTACAAATGAGCAAAAAGAATTAATATTAGGCTCACTTCTTGGAGATGCTTCAATAATAAAAAGAATAAAAACTTCTTATTTTAAAGTTGGACATTGTGAAAAACAAAAAGAATATGTTTTATGGAAAAAAAGCATATTAGGCAATTTTGTTAATCAAATAACAAAATGTGTCGATAAACGTGGCAATTCAATTATGTATAATTTTAATACATTAAGTCATCATGAACTAAATTATTATAGAAATTTATTTTATGATAACAATAAAAAGATTATACAAAAAGAACTTATAAGTAAGTTTACTTCCCCTTTGAGTTTAGCTGTTTGGTACATGGATGATGGTTCTAGAGGAAAATATAATTGTAGGTTTGCTACAGATTGTTTTTCTGAAAATGAAAACAAGGTTTTAGTTGACTTGTTAAAAATTAATTTTGACATCAAAACTAAAATCGCAAAATATACAAGAAACAATATAGAATATTGTTTCTTAACATTAAACAAACCTAATACACTAAAATTATTTAACATAATAAACCCATATATAGTTGATTGTGTTAAATATAAAATTTTCCCAGAATTTCATTGTCAAGATTGCTCCTCAACGACTACATGCCAAAATCAAGAATACTTGATGTGATATAGTCTGAACTTTACAGAGATGTAAAGAGATCAATAGAAATAATTGATCAAGCATAATTTGCTTTAACAAAATGTACAATGAGAGAAGTCCTTCAAACCGGTCTATATGCCCATATCTGGGGCACCGATATCATGGTAAGTAAAATCGTTCCTCCTGGAACTATATACGGCGCTGCTGACCCTGAGTTCGTTGGAGTAATGCCAGTACGCCAAGACATTGAGGTTTTACCTGCCGATGAACCAAAGCAGCTTAAACTTGGCTGGGTCGTCTCAGAGATTATTGGTCTTGGTATTGTGAACCCACGTGGCGTTGCCGCTGGACGCAAGAGCACAACCGTTGATGCCTAATGTTCTGTAAATAAAGCGTTTTCGCTAACCTAGTTTAAAGCCGGTGACTTTTAGTCACCGGCTTTTTTTATTTGTAGTATTTATTTTTTACGGTTCGTCTGCACAATAAAATACGGTTCGTCCGCATAAAAGGCACGGTTCGTCTGCAAGATATTAAAATTGATGATATATGTTATTGCAGATGAATCCAGCGCAAAGGAACCGTAAAATGAAAAGATTAAGTGAAGAAACAATTTCTAAAATAATATCATTATATCAATCTGGAGAAACACCCAAAAATATTGGAGAACAATTCGGTATTAAAAATAATAGCGTAACTCGTATCTTAAGAAAAAAAGGAATAACAAGAAACCAGTTAAATAGAGTTTCTAAATCAGATATAGATGAAATAATAAATAGATATACCTGCGGAGAATCATCTGAAATAATCGCTAATGACTTGAATATTAATGGTAGTACAGTATGTCGAATTCTTAAAAGAAATGGAGTTGAATTACGATCTTCAGAAGATAATAAAAGAAAGTATAATATAAACCAAAGATACTTTGAAAAAATTGACTCTGAAGAAAAAGCTTATTTTCTGGGATTTTTATATGCAGACGGATCTGTAAGGAATCAAAATGGAAATTCAATTAGACTTTGTCTCCATCCTAAAGATCAAGATGTGCTAGTTAGCTTCTCTAAAGCTATGTATGGTCTTGAAAAGATAGATATATTGAGACCCTCAAATGAGGACAATGCTATTGATTATCCTGGTGTAGTCGTATATAGTAAAAAAATGGTAGATGATCTAATTAAACTTGGATGTACCCCAAAAAAATCATTTACCATAACTTTCCCCGATAATCTATTTGATAAATCACTACTTCCTCATTTTATTCGAGGATATTTTGATGGTGATGGATGTATAAATTTCTTTGAAAATGGACGTATTAGGGTTGTTATTACCTCTACTGAAGAGTTTCTTAATGGTCTTGTTGATTACCTTAGAACACAATTTAATGTTTCAAACCATTTATTACATATTAGACATCCAGACAGAAATACCAATACAAGAGATTTACAATTGTCATCAGCTAATGAAGTTTTTAACTTCTTAAATTTAATTTATGGTAATGCCTCCATTTATATGGAACGAAAATATAATCTGTATCTTAGATCTTTAGAAGAATCAAAAAAGAAAAGTAATTATAAACAAGAAAAAATATCAGACATAAATAATTATGTAGATGTTTTTGTTCCTGAAGTTAATGGCTATCGTTTAGTTTCCGCATATTTAAAAACCATATCTAATGATGATAAATTAAAAATTGCTAAAAAATTAGTTCCTTTTTATCATAGCCAAGGCTTTCCTTTTGTAAAAATGACAGATGATCAGTTAGTTAAAGAATTCACAGTTTTGAAAAATACAGATCCCTCTACAATTATAAAAGATGATGCCTTAACTTTGTTTAATACAACCGGTAGTAGAATTATAAAGAACTTCTCACCACATATCTATGAAGTGTCCTCAGGACTTAGCAATAAACTAAGTAGTGTAAACTCATTTAAAGATCCCGATAAACTAGAAAAAGTAATATATAATAGGTTGGTTCAAAATTATACTCTAAATGGAAATATGCTTAGACAGGGAATAATTAACTCTCATATAGCATATAGAGTTAGTATGTTTAATACCGTTGTAGCAAAATATTTGTACGAAAAATATGTTCCTGAAAATGGTCTAATATATGATTATTCTATGGGATTTGGACAAAGATTATTAGCTTCACTGTCCCTACCATATAAGGTAAAATATGTTGGGGTTGATGTTTGGGGTAAAAGCGTTGTTTCTAACCAAAATATGTTTAACTTCTTTAACACAAATATACCAATGCTTAATAAGGAAGCTGACTTAATTAATGTTGGAGCAGAAGATTATATTGGATATGAAAACCAAGTAGATTTTGCATTTTCTAGCCCTCCGTATTATAATCTTGAACTATATTCAGACGATGAAAAACAAGCATATAATAGATCATATACTAATTTCATTAATGTGTGGTGGAGATCCGTAGTCAAGAATATATTTAAAATGT